ACATGTACGGTGGCGAGGATTTCCGCTACTGTCCTTGGTGCAGGGAGAAGTTGAAGGAAGATGGCGAGGCTGCCGATGGTCTTGCCGAATGATTATAAAATTACGGGATAATCATGCCGTTTCAAAAAGGCAATCAGGAATGGAAGAAACGCAAGACGCAATCGCCTGGACGTCCGCCTCGCCCTGTTGAAGAGAAATATCACAAGTGGCTACTTGCCCGTGTCACCAAGGATGTATGGATCAAGATTGTGGATGTCGCCATTTCGCGGGCGCAGGCTGGAGATGACAGGGCGAGGCGTTTTCTTGCCGATTGGTGTTTGGGCAAACCTGTTGAACGCAAGGAACTGAGCGGGCCAGAGGGTGGTCCGATAGAAACAACGGGGACAACATTTGACTATTCCGTGCTCTCAGACGAGCAACTTGATACGCTTGTTGACATCTTGCGGGCAGCTCAGTCTAGAGAAAGCGACGGTGCACCAAGCGCGCCGTAAGTTATTGCACTTTACCAAGTACACGTTTCCCGCGTACAAGGCTGAGCCGTTTCATGAACTGGTGGCGGCCACGCTGGACGGGGTGGTGGCGGGTGAAATCCACCGTCTGATGCTGTTCGCCCCTCCCCAGCACGGCAAGACGGAACTGGTGAGCATTCGTCTCCCCGCGTTTTTCCTGGGCAAGAGGCCGGATGAGCCGGTGATACTCACCAGCTATGCGGCATCGTTGGCGCTTCGCAATAGCAGGCATACCAGGCGGACGTTGAATAGCGCGCAATACAAACGGTTGTTCCCTGATGTCTGTATCAATCCGCGTTCCAGATCAGTCGAACACTGGGAGATAGACGGCAAACGGGGAGGGTTGGTAGCGGCGGGCGTGGGCGGTCCCATCACCGGCTTCGGGGCCAAGCTGGCCATCATAGACGACCCGTTCAAGAATTTCGAGCAGGCGCAGTCTGAAACTTACCGTGAGATGGTGTGGGAATGGTGGCGTACGACGTTCCGGCCGCGAGTATGGGAAGACGGGGCCATCGTGCTCATCATGACGCGGTGGCATAAAGACGATTTGGCGGGCAGGCTGCTGAAGCAACAGGCCGATCAGTGGACAATCCTTCGCCTCCCGGCCATTGCGGAGACGCAGAAGGAACGGGACACGAATGACAAATTGTTGGGATTGCCCATTGGGCAAAGCGATCCATTGGGGCGTGATCCTGAGGAGCCGTTATCGCCGGAGCGTTACGGATTGGGAACCTTGCTGGAATTGCAGCGTGACATTGGTTCCTATGCCTGGGCCGCTGAATACCAAGGCAGCCCCCAGCCGATGGAAGGCAATCTGGCAAAGCGGCATTGGTTTGAGATCGTAGACCAAGCCCCACGGGCGGTCAAAGCCAGAGTGAGGGCGTGGGATTTCGCGGCCACTGAGAAGAAGGCGGGGAAGGCGGATCCGGATTATACCGTTGGGACCCGCATGTCAGTGTTGCAAGGCATCTATTACGTCGAGGATGTGATACGTGAAAGGGTGGGTCCTGGAGCCGTTGAACGGTTGGCAAGGCAAACCGCTGACATTGACGGCAAAAAGGTGCGCATTCGGCTGGAGCAGGAACCGGGCGCGTCGGGCAAGCTGTTCGTGGCAACCATGATAAAGGTACTGGATGGCTGGAACGTGGGGGCTGAGCCTTCCACGGGCGACAAAATCATACGGGCCATGCCATTCTTGGCGCAAGCTGAAGCGGGGAATGTGAGATTGGTACGCGGCGCGTGGAATGAGGAATGGCTGGGCGAAATGTGTTCCGTGCCGCACGCCCCACACGATGACCAATGGGATAGCGCGGCGGCGGCCTATGAGGAATTGCAGGAAGAGAAACCAAGAGGGGGCGTTAAGAGGTATGCTTGATGGCATTGGTTAGGACGAACCCCGTACAATTATCGTTCAAGGCGTGGCTGGCGCTGGAGGAGACCGCGAGGCGGGCCAACTACATCGCCTACCGCGACTACTACGACGGCGACCACCCGACGCAATTGACCGATCGGCAGAAGAAGTACCTGGAGATCAAGGGCGACACGACCTTCTGCGCCAACTACTGCTCGGTGGTGGTGGATGCGTTGGCCGAGCGGCTGACGGTGACCGGCTTCACCTGCGAAAACAAGGGCGCGCAGGAAGTTATCGCCACGTGGTGGCTGGAGAACCGCATGGACGAGGTGCAGAACGCGGTGCATCTGGCGGCGGTGAGGGACGGCGACACCTTTGTCATGGTGGACTGGGACGAAGACGGAGGCATTCCCGCCTTCATCCACCACCTGGCGAACGATGGCAGCGCGGGCGTTCAAATTGTTTATGACGATGACGGAAAGACGGTTCTGTTCGCTACCAAGCGATGGTTGACCATCGTGGGCGAGGGGGCGGGCAAGGAACGGCGTTTGAACATGTACTTCCCTGACCGCGTGGAGAAGTACGTCAGTCATGATGACAGTGAAGCGGGCGATTGGCGGCCCTACCGGGAAGAGGGCGAGGCGTGGCCCCTGCCCTGGGTGGATGCCACGGGCCAGCCGTTGGGTGTCCCGGTGGTGCATTTCCGCAACCGGCCCGCCGGGCAGACGCACGGCCTGAGCGAGCTGGCGAACGTCATCCCCCTGCAGGACGCGCTCAACAAGGCGCTGATAGACTACATCGCGGCCATGGACACCACGGCGTTCCAGCTCATCTTCGTTTCAGGATTTGAACCTGCCATTTTGACTATAGCGCCAGGTTCTTTGTTGTGGTCGGAAAACGAAAACGCAAAAGCTACTGCATTGCCCGCCTCGGATATGGCGGGGCTGCACGGCGCTTTGGCCGACATCGTGGTGCAGATCGCGGGCGTCAGCCGCACGCCGCAGTATTATTTCCAAGGCATGGGCGATCCGCCTTCCGGGGAATCGCTGAAGGCGCAGGAGACGGGGTTGGTGAGCAAAGCCAAGAAGAGACAGGTCAGCTTCGGCAATTCCTGGGAGGACGTGATGCACCTTGGGGCCAAGCTGGCCGAAACCTTCGGACGGCAGCGGGTGGAGCCGGGCCACGTCAGCGCCGAATGGAAGGACCCCGAGACGCGCAACGAACTGATCCACCTTCAGACGTTGGAAAGCAAATCCAAGCTGGGCGTGCCGGAAGAGAAGCTATGGTCGGAGATGGGCTACGACGACGAGGACATCAGCAAGATGCAGGCGATGAAGGCCGAGGCGCAAAAGAAGCGCGAGACGCTGGGCAGCATGTTGCTGGAGAAATTCGAGAGGGCGGGGAAGCCTGAAGAGGGAGAAGGGGAGCAATGATCAACGAAGTGCAATGGGAAGCCTTGAAACTACTGTGGAATGGCTTCGTCTACCTGTCAGCCATCGGATTCTGGATCATGGCGGCGGGAATATTGCGGAGCTACCGGGAGAGTGAGGAAGGGGAGCGATGAAAAGGTTGCAGATTCTGCTTTGGCTGTTGGCCATGCCGTTGCTTACGGGTTGCATCGTGGACGCCTTGGCAGACGTGGCCAACTATCTACCCGCGCTGCCGTGAGGAGAAGATGCGCGGCGAAAATGAGATACGCGCCCAACTGGATTATTATATTGAGGATTGTGAAGGCCTTGACCCGTTTGATGACGAATTTGAGCCGCAAGAAGACATTTGTCTGTGGTGCGTGAAGATCCGCCTTCTCAAGTGGGTACTAGGTGAATTGGACAAACCTGACGTTACTGGCGGTATGATGGTGTTAGGGCTGCACAGAGCGTGTAGCATTCCCGTGTCAGAATCGAAAAGGCAAGTCTATGGTTGACGCCCTTGCCATTGCTGCCCAGTTCCGGCGGGAGTTATTGCGTAACTATAAGTAAATTAACAAGAGGAATGAGAGGGAGTGAAATGGAAAATAGCCTAAAGTTTAATGAATCGGTTGCTGAGGTTTTGGCGAATCTCAAGGCCCGGGTATTGACGAAAGGCGTTGAACTCATTGAATTTGAGTACAACATTCAGACGCCTATTGAGCATGATACCGAAGCTGAGGAGTATACGCCAGGCATCACTCGTTGGCGCAAGGTCGGCAGGATTACGGTCACGTTGTCGCTGACCATGGATACTCATATCACGTAGAAAGATGGTTAATGCTTTAGATGTCGCCGCCCAGTTCCGGCGGGAACTCCTGCGGCGCGAACGCGAAGCCGCCATCCGCATGGTCAGGCTGTACGGCGAAGCACACGCCCGCATCCTGTCGGCGTTGGAGAAGCTGACCGACAAGATCGCGCAGGCCGAACTGGAGGGTTTGCCGGTGTCGCCCGCGTGGCTGTGGCAGGAAGAGCGTTACCAGCGGTTCCTGCGGACGATAGAGGGCGAGATGCAGAAGTTCGCCCAGGAACTGCCCGGCGTGGTCGGTCCCGGCACATACGCGGCGGTGGACGTGGGGGTGCGCGAATCACGGGAACTAACCGACGCCATGCTGGCCCGTTATCCCGCCGAGATACGGGCGGAGCTGATGACCAGCTTCGGGATGCTGCACACCGACGCGGTGGTGCAGGCCATGGGCTTCCTGGCTCCTGGATCCCCGGTGTGGACGGTGCTGGACGACTTCCCGCTGGCCATGCGCGCCCAGGTCGAGGATCTGGTGATGGAGGCCATGACCAAAGGGTGGAACCCGCGCCGATGGGCGAGCGAACTGAGGCTGGTCACCGGGCGGGGGCTGGACTGGGCGCTGAATTGGTCGCGCACCTTGCAGCTCTATTCTTATCGCGAGGCCAGCCGTTGGTCGTACATCAACAACCAGCAGATCGTGAGGGGCTGGATGTGGTACGCCGCGCTGGACAGCCGGTGCTGCATGGGCTGCGTGGCGATGCATGGGACAGAACACCCTTTGAGCGAACCGCTGAACGACCATCACCGAGGGCGGTGCGCGCCGCTGCCCATGGTGATAGGATACGAGGAACTGGGTTTGCCCGCGGGAGAACCGTTCGAGATGGAGAGCGGGGAAGCGTGGTTCGCAAGGCAGCCGGAGGAATTGCAGATGGAGATGATGGGGCCGGGCAAGTTCAAGGCGTGGCAGGACGGCCTGATCAAGATAGCGGACATGGTGGAGGATTACAGCGATGCAGTGTGGGGCATCATGCGGCACGAGCGGTCGCTGAAGAGTTTGTTGGGAGAATTGTGAATGTACACATATCCCACTTATGAAGAGTACCCTTGCCCTGATTGTGGGCAACAAATGGAATCTTGCACGGATGTTTATAAATGGTATTGTCGTGTTTGCAAAGTATTCTGGCGATGGGAACAAACGCATTGGCGAAGGGCGTGGTGATGCCCATCTATAAATGCCCCAACGGCAAATACCGCATCGGGAACGGCCCGTGCAAATACAAAACGTTGGAGGCCGCGAGGCAGGCATACAAGGCTTATTTGGCGCAGAACAGGAAGCAAAAGAGTAAGAAGAGGTGATGGGATGGCGGTAAAAGAATGGCCGAGTGACGTCGAAGGATACAACTTCGTTGAATATAGCAGTAGGTGGGAATTGTTCTGTTATGATTGGGCCAAGTACGGGCTAATCACGGCGCTATACAATCAGATTTGGTTGCTATTCCATTAGAGGTGATGAGATGGCGAAATACACCGACGCGGCGTGGAGCACGCCCGAAAGCAGCCTGGAACCGGGGGAGTTTTGCCGGGTGTGCCTGATCGACATGAACGAGGGCGAGAAG